TATGATTCCAACAATACATTTTTAAAACTTTTTATCTTATCTATATCTAGTATTTTTCTGGGTACTAATTCTTTTTGTTTTTCATATTCTGCAATTGTTTCGTCTGTTTCTTTAATCAATTCAAATAATTCTTCTTCTTGCATTAACCCCTTAGCATATAACTTATGATACCTTTTACGTTGTTCCATAATTTTATCTATATCAATAGTAACAACATCATCTTTTTGTTTTGTCTTTACTTCATATTTATCTAAGTCTAGTTTAGATAGGTAATCACGAAACACTCTCAATGCTTCATTCTCTGAAAAACCGAAACTTTGTTTTCTAGTCTTACACGTGTTGCAATAATACGTTTTATAAGTAACATACCCTTTTTTTCTCTTTCTTGTTGCTGTGTTCATTGTTAATGTGCCACCACATCTCGGGCAAATAAATTTACCTCTGAATACTGATACGTGACTGACTATTTTAGTATTGATCCGTTCTTCTAATCTTTCTTTTATTTGTTGATACATTTCTTCGGTAATGATAGGCTCGTGAGAGTTTTCTATAAATACATCTCCCCAAGTATAATGACCTCTTGTTATAGGGTTTCTTAGCGCTCTCGTTATTGTTCTATCTTCCCACCTTTTGCCATTAGGAGGTGGTATATCTGAATCGTTTAATTTTCTAGCTATAGCTTTTGAACTATTACCTTTCATCACTTCGTCGTATGCCCATAAAACTACTTTTTTATAATCATTAGGAATGTAAGTGTTATCTACACGATCATAATAAAAGGGTGGTGGTGTAAGTATCATGCCTTGTTTAATCGCTGCGCGTTTACCCATCATAACACGCTCTCTAATGGTTTCTCTTTCCCACTCTGCCATAGCGCCAACTAATGTAACAAACAGTCTACCCATAGCTGTAGATGTATCATACACTTCAGTAGCACTTCTGAACGCCACATTATTCTGTTCAAATATCTCTAGTAAGTCCAATAAGTCACGTACATTACGTGTAAGCCTATCTAACTTATACACTAAAACTAAATCAAACCGTTTAATATCATTCATCATACGTTGTAATTCCGGTCTGTCACGCTTAGCGCCAGAGAAACCAGCGTCAATAAATACATCTGATACACTCCAGTCATTTATCTCACAAAATGATTTGAGCTTCCTTTCTTGTTCTTCAATAGAATAGCCATGTTCTTTTTGTTCTAATGTACTGACCTGACACGAACGTAAATACCTACGTTCATAATTCATCACCTCCCTAAAAAAGTAAAAAATAATAAGGGTACTAATGTACCCATACAACTATTCAGCTATTGAGTTTTGAACTTCTTGTTGTCTTTTTGCCCAACTCTCATATCCTTCGTTTTTGCCAACCCAACGTGGACCTCCTACATGAGCGTTAGGATCGTTCCAAACTTTCTCGCTATCTTTACGTGCCTGTTCATAATCTCCACGACCATAACCCATTTGTGACTCGTCGTGTGTAGTAGGTTTGTTTTTATTCCATTCATTAATTTGTTCTTGTGTCATATAACCATTGTTATTTTGAGATTGTTGATTATTGTTAGATTGTTGTTGGTGGTTTTGTTGCGTTGGTTGAACTGTCTTACCCTGTGGACGTTCATTATTACTGTTAGCACTTTGAGTTTTCTTATTATCGTTTTTAGATGTGCTTTCAGATTCATTGTTAGCAGTATCATTATTACTATCATCTGAACTAACTTCTTGTTTATCATCATTAGTGTTTTTGTTTGATTTATCCTTGTTTTCTAATTTTTTATCTTTCTTTGGATCATTAGATTTTTTGTGTTCAGATGTTTTGTTATCTTCTTTCTTCTCACTATCGTTGTTACCACATGCACCTAATACTAATAAACTTGCGAAAATCAAAAATAAAACCTTTTTCATTCTACATTTCTCCTTTGTTAGCTATTTGTTTAAGTAAACTGATAATTTCATCATTTTGTTCTAGTAATTTCTTATTCTGTTTTACTATCTCATCATTTTGTGCTATTTGAACAAAAGTGTTTTTTCTCATTTCTGAATAGTGTTTGAATTTAGCTTGTTCTTTTTGACTTAGCATTGTTGAACCTCGTCCTACTAAGTCGTATATATCTTCAAAGTTACCAGCTTTATTTTGTGACAAAATGGCGTTTGAAGTTACTTCACTTGGATTATTTAAACCTTTTCTTTCGATACCTTTTTCGAATCTTTCTTGCTTTTTCTCGTCTTTAGTCATTATTTTTTCTTCCATACCTAATGCTTTGTTAATTTCTTCGTTGAGTCTAGGATCGTTAGCTCTTTGCATATGCGCCAGTCTTAATTTTTCTTCATCGTCCAACATCATAAAGGCTTTTTGTCCTTCTTTAGTTAATTCAACTTTAATTTTACCAATAGCATATCCGTCTTTAATTCCTATTCTTGTTTTTTTCATTTTTTATATCTCCTTTACATTTAATGGTTCAAAAGTGATTAAATAATTATCATGTTTGACCTTATTTCCGTGTTTCGTTTTGTAGTGTTTTAAGCAATCTTTGATGAATTGTTCTGTCACTTCAAAAAATTCAGAAAGTTCATAAATGTTTTTAACACCTTCACTATGAGCTTTTACTAAGTCATCTAAGTCAATCAGCATTTCAAAAGCTAATTTTCGTGCTTTTAATTCATATTTATTGTTTTGAAAATCGTTTGTATTCAATATATTTCCGTATGTTATTTCGTGATGAGCGATTTCTTCTGCTAAAGTTTCTAATTTTTTACTAACACTCCGATTATCATTGATGAGTATTTCCCCGTCCAAATACAGACCGGACATGAAGTCCGGCATATATTTAGTTTCTGTAATAGGTAAATGGTCGTATTTAATCATCAAATCTTCGTATTTACCCACTTATTATCCCCCCTTACTTTCTTCTGTTTCTTATGTAATCAATAAAATTCTCTACCTCTTTTTGTTCCTCCTCTGTTAAATCTGAATAATCTAAATGTGCTGCTATTGTTTCAGGATTTTGATCGCTAGATAAATCTTTTGTCATCAAATCATCTATATTTACATTAAATAATTTAGAAATTTCATTTAAGGTTTTCATCTTTGGTGTGTATTTGCCTTTCTCCCATTCACTAATACTTGATGCACTTTTTCTACCTAATGCTTTTGCAAGGTCCAGTTGTTCCATTCCTTTTTTCTCTCTTAAGTATTTTAGGTTCTGACTAAACATTTGTTGTACCTCCTAGAAAGTTTCTACCTATATTATACACAATTTCCGGAAATGTACAACAGTTATTCCGAAAAATAATTTCGAAAAAAATGAAATAAAATTATTGACTTCGGAATTACCGAAATGTTATCATGTAGTTAACTTAAGCGAGAGGGAGGTAAACAAATGACAGTTAATGAGAAAGAAAAACTTAAGTTAACAATCGGTCAATGGAGGTCTCTTAAAGGAATGAGTAAAGCTAAATTATCAAGAAAATCTGGAGTTACGGAAAGAACTATTTATAGATTTGAGGAAACTCAAGAGAACGTTCAAAATTCTAACTTCAAAACATTAAATAAGTTAGCTTTAGCTTTAGATATTAAAGTGGATGATATTTTTTTAGGAAACGATTCGGAAAAACCGAAATTTTAAGGAGGTGGTTCGATGAAAATTTCACAGAACAAAACTAACATCGGAGAAATGTTTAATATTCAAGAAAAAGAAAACGGAGAAATTGCAATTAGCGGTCGAGAACTTCATCAAGCTTTAGAAGTTAAGACACCATACAAGAAATGGTTTGAAAGAATGAGTGATTACGGATTTGAAGAAAATATCGATTATGCAGTTACGGACATTTTTGTCCATAACCCATTAGGTGGTCGCCAAAACCAAACTGACCACGCACTCACTTTAGACACTGCAAAAGAAATTGCAATGATCCAACGTAGTGAACCTGGTAAACGTGCAAGACAATACTTTATCCAAGTAGAAAAAGCATGGAACAGTCCAGAAATGATTATGAAACGTGCATTGAAGATAGCAAATAACACAATTAACCAATTGGAAATGCAAATCGAGAAAGATAAACCTAAAGTATTGTTTGCCGACGCAGTGGCTACAACTAAAACATCTATTTTAGTAGGCGAGTTGGCAAAAATCATTAAACAAAACGGAGTGGATATAGGACAAAGGAGATTGTTTGAGTGGTTACGACAAAATGGATTCCTTATTAAACGTCAAGGTGTCGATTATAACATGCCAACACAATATTCAATGGAACGTGGACTTTTTGAAATCAAAGAAACTTCGATTACTCATTCAGATGGTCATACATCAATTAGTAAGACGCCTAAAGTAACAGGTAAAGGCCAACAATACTTTATCAATAAATTTTTAACAGAACTAGAAACAAATTAAAGGAGCGAATAAAATGAAAAGTTTAAAAATTCAATACGGAGTACCTGAAGCATCAAAAATTAAAAGTGCAGTAAATGAAATTGAAGAAGCTATCGAAGATTTAAATTATGACGCAATCGATATAGAGATAGGCATAGCGCCTAAACCAATTATCGAATTCGATGAAGAGGAGGAGTGATTGTAATGCCTGAACACATCCAACAAATGTTATTTGATTTCGCATTAGAAAGAGGATATATCGAAAAACTTTTAAAAATGAAAGAAGAGGATGATAAATGAAGTACTTACTTAGCTATATGACTATGTTCATTTCAATGATCATCACATTACTTTTAGGAGGTGGTTTCACAACAGTATTAGGAATTGCGATGTTAACGCTAATCTTTAGCACATTCTTCTGGGAAAAGTGGCTTGAGATAACAAAAAAGACTGAAACTTGCGCCAACAAGTAACAGTCGAAATCGAAAGAATTACAAAGATTACATGCTTATTATAGCACAGGAGGAAAGAAATGGAAGAGGTAATCACAGTCAAGTTGACTAGAGAAGAATACTCTCAACTAATCAAAAGCCAAACAGATTTAGATTTCTTGCAAAGCGATTACGATTATTTAAACAAACGTTACGAAGATATGTGCGATAGATATTTTGAACTTAGAAAAGATTTCAGAAAAGCTATAGAATCATGCGAAACACAAAGTGAAACAATTAAAGTCATGGATAGAACAATCGACATGCTGCATAAAGGAGTGGTTGGCATTGAAAGAAACAGTGACCTATCTAATTAAATTGAAAGACGCTCCTTTCGACCTGTATATCACTAATAAACCTAACAACGAAGAAGATACTTCTTATTCAAGAGATAGACGGAGAGCAAGAGAATTTGCAGGACTAGAAGATGTGAGTATCGACATGACTAAGCACAGAGCAATTAAAAAGAAAGTAACTGAAACAACTGAATATGAGGAGGTTGAGTATGACTGAAGAAACATTATTTAATCAGTTAAATCAGAAAGATGTAAACGATCATGTAGAAAAGAAAAACGGATTAACCTACCTAGCATGGTCATACGCTCATCAAGAATTAAAGAAGATAGACAGTAACTACAGTATTAAGACTCATGAATTTGTACACCCTGACGTACCACTAGACAACTATTTTGTACCTTATTTAGCTACTCCGGAGGGTTACTTCGTACAAGTGTCAGTAACTGTGAAAGGACAAACGGAAACAGAGTGGCTTCCAGTATTGGATTTTAGAAACAAATCTTTAGCAAAGGGTAGCGCAACAACATTTGATATTAATAAAGCCCAAAAACGTTGTTTCGTTAAAGCTGCAGCATTACATGGACTAGGGCTTTATATATATAACGGGGAAGAAGTTCCGAGCGCTAATGATAATGACATAACAGAATTAGAAGAACGTATTAACCAATTTGTAACGTTATCTCAAGAAAAAGGCAGAGATGCAACGCTAGATAAAACAATGCGTTGGTTAGGTATTCAAAACATTAACAAAGTTACTAAAAAAGATATAGCAAATGCACATCAAAAACTAGATGCAGGACTAAAACAATTAGATAAGGAGAATTCAAATGTTAAATAGAGTTGTATTAGTAGGAAGATTAACGAAAGACCCAGAGTTTAGAACAACGCCAAGTGGAGTTGAAGTATCAACATTTACATTAGCAGTCAACAGAACGTTTACCAATGCGCAAGGCGAAAGAGAAGCAGATTTCATCAATGTAGTTGTATTCAGAAAACAAGCAAAGAACGTAAACGATTACCTCTCAAAAGGTTCACTAGCAGGTGTAGATGGACGCGTTCAATCACGCAGCTATGAAAATCAAGAAGGTCGTCGAGTATTTGTAACGGAAGTTGTAGCTGATAGCGTTCAGTTCTTAGATACCAGAGGTAATAACCAACAAAACAATCAACCTCAAAAACAACAAGAACAAACCACAACTAAAAATAATCCTTTTGCTAACGGCACAGACATAGATAATTCAGAATTACCGTTCTGATTGGACTGATTAAATGGTAGTAATAAAAAACTACATTACAGAATATGACGGTACAACAACTGTAGTCATCAAAGGAGTAGAACTAGATAACAAAACATCTTTACTTTTAGACAATGGTTACGAAGTTGAAGTGGATGTAAGGGTAGTTGATCCGTTCAAGATTACAGATAAACAACGTAGAAAGATATTCGCACTTTGTAACGACATAGAAGCTTATACAGGGCAACCACGCGACTATATGAGGTATATGTTCATGGATTACGTAGAAGTTCTCTACGGCTACGAAAAACGCCTCTCGTTAAGTGATTGTACCAGAGAACAAGCAAGTCAAATTATAGAGGTCATTATTGACTGGGTGTTTCATAACAATATCCCACTCAACTATAAGACAAGTGACTTACTTAAAAATGACAAGGCGTTTCTTTACTGGTCGACTGTCAATCGTAACTGTGTTATCTGTGGTAAACCACATTCCGACTTAGCACATAGATTTGCGGTAGGACGTGGCAGAGATAGAACGAAGATTAATCATTTCGGAAATCAAGTGTTAGCTCTATGTAGATCTCATCACAACGAACAGCATCAAATAGGCATGGACGCATTTAATAACAAATATCACTTAACAGACAGTTGGGTGTCTGTGGATGAACGACTAAACAAAATGCTGAAAGGAGTGAGAGATGATTGAAAGAACAACCTAACTATTACTCAATCATTCCAGCACACGTTAGATATGATAAAGAGTTAAAACCAATGGAAGTTATTATGTATGGCGAATTAACTGCTTTGTCCAATAAATACGGATATTCATATGCTAGTAATAACTACTTTGCAGAACTATATAACGTTCATAAAAAAACTGTATCTACTTGGATAAGAAACTTAAAAGAAAAAGGATATATCGACACAGTGGTTATTAGAGATGAAAACATGACTGTAACCGAACGAAGAATTTATATTACAGCACCCTATCCGTCAAATCATGGAGAGGGGTATCCACAAAAAAGTGGAGACCCTATCCATAAAAAGACGGAAGAGAATAATACAAGAATTAATAATACAAGAATAAATAGAGACAGTGACGAGACATCAAAATCATTTCAATATATTAGTAATAACTTAGAAATCATACAAAGTCCATTAAAAGCACAACAACTAGAAGAAGCTATAAAGGATTTTAAAGATAACAAACTAGAGATCGTTACTGTAGCTACTGATTACTGCAGAGAAAATAGCAAAGGTGTTAACTACCTTATCAAAGTATTAGAAAACTGGAGTAAAGACGGTGTCAATACTAAAGAGAAAGCAATATCTAAGATTAAACCTAGAAACAATAAAGAAGATGATTACCTAGCTAAGAAGAAACAGGAACTATTAGGAGGTTAGACATTATGTCAATGACTGAACTAGAAGCAATTGAAATCTTAGAGTTAATAAATAATGTCTACGATATGAAATTCAATAAAATTAAGTACAACCTTTGGGTAGAACAACTCACACAATATGGGGATTTCGACAGAACACTACACAAAACAAAGAAACATGTTAGAGAAAGTCGTTATAAACCTACGATTGCACAAATTATTGATCGCAAACCACCAGAAATGAAAAGCGCAGTGATACCAGAAGAACAGACTGATAAATATAGAATGCAGCACGATAAAGAGTTTAGAGAGAGAAGGCGACAATTAAGAAAACAATGGCAAAAGATGAAAGAGGATTGGGGGTTAGATGATGAGTATTGATGTGTTGAGTACCGAAGAATCTATTATATCTAACCTCATGCGTAACCCAGAGTTACTAAGTAAATTCAGATTGAAACCTGAAATGTTTACTGATGAAAAATTAAGAGTGTTCATTGAGTATGCACTAGAGCAAGGGAAAGTCGATGTAAACCAAATCTACTTTAAAAGTCGTGATGATAATGAATTTATATCTACTGACCGATTAGGTCGTTTATACAACTCAGATGGCACTGACAAGGCATTTTTTATGGACGACCAATTGAACCTATTACAAGAATACGTTTTGTCACAAGCTCGTGAGAAGCTCACAGAGTATCAATCAATGCCGAGTAAAGAAAATTTTAATTATTTGGTAGAGGAATTAGAGAAATTAAAAGGTATGACAATAAAAAAAGCAGACGCTACTGATAGTTTTCTAGCTGAAGTTGTAGAAAATATTTTATCTGATGAACCAAAACAATTTGTTAAAACTGGTATTGCTTCTATAGATAACAAAATCATTGGTTTTGAACCAGGTCAGTTGAATGTATTAGGTGCAAGACCT